CTGGAGTTGGAAGACGCGGAGGACTCTGGGGAGTCTTTTGCCGAGGCGCTGAAAGACGTGACCTTAGGAAGTATGCTGAGCTCCATAGCGAGCGAACTCTATTCTAGGGGCGTTTATCAGTTGCTGGTTTTAGTGCAGTGGGGCAAGTATCTTGCCTCTTTTGCCCAGCCGTGGAACCTCCGGAGCTGGTTGTTTAACGTCTTATGTCACGCTGTATTGATATGGTATGATTATTGGAAGTGGAACAGCCAGTTTTGGTGGTGGGTCACGGTGGTGTTGGTCCAATCCTACCCCACAATCAAGAGTTTTTACTCTTGGTCTTCTGAAAGGGTTGGCCAAACTCTCCAGGATCGTCGTGTTGGTTTACGTATCAACGCGACGGCGCAAGAGCCTTTTCCCCTGGATCAGAGGGAGAACGTTCTTGATGGACATATCGAGTATGTAGACAATATTCCCGTGTTGGCTACGTATTTGGGCCCGGAGCACAAAATTCACGTCCGTGTTACTCCTGGGTTGCTTGCTCAAATGCAGCGCAGCCTGGTTGTGAAGAAAGAGATGTCTATTCCGCGCTCTAGGCCAATGCCCATCACCGAACTCCCTTCTGATATGGTTACATTCCATTGTGACTGCCAGGGGCAGTCAAGCAAGGTTCTTGGCATCGGCTCGCGAATCACCTTTACCGATGGTAGTTTGACATATCTTTTGACGAACTATCATGTCTGGTTGGGTCTTCGAGAGCAGGGAACGCCTATAGCAATGCAGGGGTCTAAGTGCAAGGTCCAGTTGGATTTGAACTTTTGAAGCCTTTTGCTTGGTCAGTACCATATGATTTTGTTTTGGTTAAGATACCCGACGCGACTTGGTCGTTGTTGGGAGTCTCTCCCATTAGAATTTCTCCGAGGCCAAAGACTATGCAGGCTGTTCAGGTATATGGCGTGATAAATGGCGCGCGTGTAATGACGTGTGGTGTTATCAAACCCTATCCAAAGGCACCTGGAAAGTTGTTGCATACTGCAACCACCCAACCTTCTTTCTCTGGTACGTTGATTCGAAGCGGTAAGACAGCCGTTGGGCTGCACGTGGGATCGGCTAATGCTTATTTGGGAGATCACAATGTTGGGTTAGATTTGGAGGTTATTCGGCGTGCGTTGGATGCATCGTATCGCCCTCTTAAGGAGGGTGATTATGATCCAGTGGATGCTATCACCAAGTTTATCCCTTTGGATGAGTTTGAGGAGCTTGAGCGCGATGAGCGTGATCGCTTCTCGGATTTTTCGGATCGCTATGATGACGTGTACGCCGATATACACGTTGATGATAGGCAGCTAAAGGCTTGGTGCTCTAAACGCGGTCTGTATTTTGAGGAGTTTGAGGGAACTGATGATGATTTAGACATGTCACAGTATCCTGACGATTTTTCTGATTCAGATGGCGAGTTGGTGGACCGCATGTTGGGATATGATGATGAGGGAGGTGCTAGATACGGTCGTAGGCGACGACGAGAATTTGTGGAACGGCGAGCCAAAGAGTTTGCTCTTCCCCCCGAAATCAAAGAAGGGGGGCAGAGTAAGGCTTTGGATAAACGGCCCGAGTCTTGTTGTTGCCAATTGCCGGTTGAAGTGGTTAGGATGATGAAGGAGATCGCTTTGCGAACTCCATCGGTTCCTGGCGTGCCTGATCCTGCGCTCCCTCTGTCGTCGCAACCATCGTGCACGGAGGGGCTCCGGCCGCCTGTTGTTATACAAGCGCCCTTGAACAAGGCGCCTGTCGCCAAGAAGAAACCCAAGAAGAAGAAGAAGAAATTGCCTGTAGGAACGCAGGCGGCGGAGGGGATACCCACCAACACGGTGGAACCCAAAAGCCAGGTATCATCTGAACCACTCCGGAAGGAGGCGGTAAAAGAGGAACCCTCGGGGGTGAACCCTCCCAACCCGAGGAGTACGCAGGAGGGAACCTCGCAACACTTATCGCCCTTGGTAATTACCAGTGGCGAGAAGGTTCAGAAGAAGGAGACGCTTTCAAGTGGCGTGAGTGCGGGGCCACAACTTACCGAGTCATTGGAGGCGAGGCAAAGAAGGAATGTCCAAGATTTGCTCACGCGCTCGCAAGCTTCCCTGAGCTCGGGGAGTGGTCTTGGCCCAGGCGCGGCGCTACTGCTGAGAGGGATTCTTTCCTCTTCCAAGTCAACCGTTATAAGGCAGGCTTAACTCCCTCTGTCGCAAGACAGGAGGAGATCCTCGCTAAGATCAGCCGTGTGTATCCGCACACGCGACCAGTCGACCTGGACCGGGTTGATATAGAAGCCGTCATTGATAGTTTCTTAACAGTTTCGGTTAATCGTGATTCATCACCGGGTTGTCCCTTGGGAGTTCTTTATTCAACCAATGAGGAGCTGATTCGACAGTGTAGGGAGTTTGTTGTGGGGTGCGTGAAGGAGCGTCTAACTCTTTTGAAGGAGATGGACCCTGATATCGTGGCCAATCTAACCGCCGAGGAAAAAGTTATGGTGGGACTTTGCGATCCGATCCGCGAGTTTGTTAAGAATGAACCTCATGGTCAAGAGAAAATGGCTCAAAACCGTTTTCGCATGATCATGAGTGTGTCAATTATTGACCAGCTCGTGGAACGTGTATTGTTTCACCGTCAAAACGCTACAGAAGTGGCGTGTTGGGTAAACATTCCGTCGAAGGGTGGAGCTTCTATGAACAAAGATTTTGATGTGCGTGTTATGGCACACGAGTTCTTTAATCAAGGAAGCTTAGCCTCAGTAGATGTGAGTGGCTTTGACTGGTCGGTTAAAGATTGGGAACTTAAACTCGACGCGCTTGCTCGCGTTAGGTTGGCGATTGACCCAACGCCTTCCTGGCGCAGGGCTGTGTTCAATCGTGTTGAGTGTTTGTCCCATGCCGTTTTCTCTTTTTCCGACGGGAGTATGATAGCGCAAATAACAAAAGGAATCCAGAAGTCGGGCAGCTATAATACCACTCCAACGAATTCACGAATAAAGGTTTCGCTGGGATGGCTAGCTGGCTCTGAATATGCTGTTGCGACGGGTGACGATGGAGTAGAGACTTATGTGGAGCATGCTCCTGATACATATGCTCTCCTCGGGCACCCATTGAAGACTTATTATAAGTGCACAGATTATGTGCCATTTTGTTCTTCCGAGATCAGATCCGATGGAAGTTGGGTTCCCTCGACGTGGTCGAAGACTTTTTATAGGTTTTTGTACCAATCGAGGGTGGACTCAAGCTATTGGCAACAACTTTGTTATGTGCTACGTCATAGCCCCCACCTTGGGCGGATACGGAAGTGGATGCACGAGTATTCTCGGGCGGGTTTCGCTGATTCGGAGGCGATCGGTGAAATTTTGCGTTTGGAAGATGCCTACCAAAAAGAAAACCCAGTCTGCGAAGAGGAAGCTTCCAGCCCCCCTTGCGCAGGCAATCCGATCATTAGAGACTCCTCGGGCCGGGAAGCCTAAGAAGACTCAGATGGTCAACAACTCGCGACTTAGTGCTGTGAATGTTGTAGCGCCTTTGGCTGCGACCACAATAATGCGCCAGAGCGGATCGGCTAAAGCGAACCGCCCTTATTGCATAGCACGACGAGAATTTATCGCGGACGTTCTTGGGACGACTACATTTCGGATCGACAACTACCAGATTAATCCTGGTTTAAGAATATTTCCCTGGTTGTCAGGAATAGCACGGGCTTATGACCTGTTCCGTTTCACTAAGTTCCGTATTGAGTATGTGACGCATGATAGTTCACAGGATAAAGGAAAGTTGGTATTGTCCTTCGATCCTAATCCCGATGATCCTGTTCCTGCGACTATTGCACGATTGGAGAACTTTGACACTAGGGCGGTTAACACTCCTTGGGCTAATAATTATGTGGATGTGCCTGTGTCTGATTTGAATCGAATTCCCAAGTTTATGATCAGGGATGCGTTGGTTCCATCATCGCTGACCACTTACGACCTTGGGTCTCTCTCGGTCGGGGTGGCTGGCACTTTGGATAGCGCGTTAGTTGGCGAAATTTGGTTTGACTACGAAGTGTGTTTTTGGGCTCCTCAACCCCTTGAGGACCTTACCATTATCCCACAGGCGCAGTTAACCTCATATTACCAACAGCCAACGACTCCTTTGACGACGGCCACGGATTTTGTCGTGCTTTGGCCTATAGTGAATACGAATCCTTTGCGACTTGTTAACACTGCGGGCGTCTTCACAGACCTTCGGGGCGCTTTGCGCGTTACCGCGGAAGTCTCAATTAGTTGGACTGGTAGTGCTCCCACTGCCGGTTCCAGTCTTATTGCGATCCAATTGTCGACTAATGGCGGCACCACTTTTAATGATGTCGCCTCTGCCTACTATGGGTTGAGCGCAGTTGGAGTTGAGAGCAAGACTGTGTCAGCGGTTTTGCTCTTGATACCTAGCTACCGCTTCCGCGTGCGTGTCGTGTCTACCTTTGCGGGAAGCGCCGTTATTGCTGGACCTCCAGCGTCCAACAACTTGTTTATATCACCGGCGTGAGTTGTTTCGGGTGAGCATAAAGTGCAGTTGAAAACTGCCACCCCTTGCTCTGAAAGTTCCAGGTGAACATCAAGTGTGGTTCAAAACCACCACCTCTTGTTCTGAAACTTTGGTGTTTCCCCCACAGGGAGGACTTTAACCGACGGCGGAATACGGCTTGGCGGACCGGATTTGCGGATTGACATTCGAGGAATTCTCTGAACTTCTGTTGTGGCCCTGACAGGCCACTAGAAGCTTTGAGAGTCTCATCATGTCGAACTGCTCGTCTAGTCGTACCCAGTTTTATTGTATATGCCGCGAC